TAGCGCAAGCCAAGGTAGCAGTAGCGTAGGAACCGAAAGTCTGGCTAACAACGTTCTGATCCATCTTCCACATCATGCCTGCCGAGTCCTTGCCCATCATGCCGCGCTCGTATTGCTTGGCAATGGTGTTGCTTGGCACAAACAGACCTTTCAAGCTGTCCACAATGGTTGCACCAGTGAATGGCTCAACAATGCAGGCCCGGCGTCCATCGCGTGGTGCGCCCTCGGCGTCCAAGTATGCGCCTGCCGTGAGGTAGGTCAGCAAGCTGGTCGGGACAGTCCCGGCAGTACCAACGATGTTGGCAGTGGCGTTTTTGGCCATAACCAAACCATCACGGTCAATCTTGTTGGCAATCGCGGCCACTGCGGGTTTCAGAACTCGATCGCTAAAGCGGTCAAGAGACAGCGCCAGATCCTGCGTGGTGAACTGCGTATCAACGTGAAATTGCGTGGACAAGGTAACGGGAACAGAAGTCTCGTTAAAGTCTTCGACGTTCAACGCTGGCCCACTGGTGCCGACAAAGCGACCAGGACGACGGACATTCAATGTCGCGCCAATCTTTGCGCCAGTTACAGCGAATTGATCGTCATAGTTACGTTCAACCTGGCTCGAAAAAGTCAACTCGTTTTCCAGCACCATCAACGCTTCGTTGGTGATCATGCTGATAGTAAGCAAATTATTTGCCATGATATTTCCTAAAAAAATGGTTATCGAATTTGCCCATTCAATCGACCTGCTTTCCAAGCTTGGAAGCTGCCATGAAACTGCCCATCAGCAGTTAATGCAACATCACGCCCGTTAGCGGCTGACCGAATAGGATTAATCGGTGCGCTTGCCTTACTTCTCTGCACAACAGGCTTTGAGTCTTGTTTCTCAAACATGGCCTCTAACTTCCCAATCTGTCGCAACTGTGCTGATGGCGTCATCCCTTGCAGCTTTTCAACGAACTCAGGGTTATCAGCAAGGTGGTACAACAACTGCGGCCCGACATCTGACTCGAATATGGCATCTCGCACTTCATTGACTACCGTCATATCCGCGCTTTTTACCACTCGCTCAAAATCTGGCATCGCTGCTTTCGCCTGGTTAACCCGTTCTACCCAAGTGTTTAACACCTGTTCTTTCTCGGCTTGAACCTTGGCCTGTACTGCCTTCTGTCTTTCTTCCCCCATTCGCTGGTCAACCTTAAAGTCTGTCAATGCTTTCGCATATTCAAACATATCGGTGAACTGGCTCGGATCTGGTTCGGCATCGCTTTTTGGGGCTTGTTTCCGTTCCATGTCCGCTAACCGCTGCTCCAGGCTTACCCTAGCTTCGCGCTCCCGCATTGCTTCTTGCTTTGCATCGTCGCGGTCTTTGGTCACCTTCTCAAACCGTCGCTCAATCTTAGGTCGCCTCTTTTCCTCTGTTGTTTGCTGGTCTTCACTGGCAGGCTCACTCTGACTGTCATCATCCAGCGGCTCTATTGTTTCAATAGCCTCGCGTGGCGTTTTGTCAGCTAAACCTAGTTTTTCAGCTTGGTATTCAGCTAAATTCTCGCTAGTCACCGTACTGGCTTCTAGTCTTTTCTGCGTTTCACTCACTACCACTTCAGACATGGATTACTCCAAGGATTTGCCCCGTAAGAACCCACGGGTCGGGTTGGGGCATTATTACCCAAAAACAAAAGGTTATGCAACTACTGCATGGGTTGGATCAACGGGTTTGCTCCTTCGCTGATGTCTTGGATACTAAATTGAGCGTATGCGGCTTGTTCTTGGTTCATCTTGTCAATTTCCATCATTAGTTGATCTGGCGGCATCCGAGCTAGCAGAATCTTTACCAGTGCTTCAATTTCTGTGCGGTTTTGAGTGGTAACCCTACGCATATTCTCATTGTTAACTCGAGATTCTGCGATTGTTTCGGTGTTGTGCGCCCGTGCCGTAACGTCCATCAGCTTACGCTTGGTTTCGCCTTCGTCTTTGAGCTGTGCCACTTGCATACGGTTGTTGATTTCCAACTGCGCTGCTTGCAACTGTTGCTGCATCTGCTCAATCTGTTTCTGTTGCTGGGCCATCTGCATCTGCACCTGGGGCGGTATGTCTGACTTCTCGTCAATCTGCGCCATTGGGTTTCTCGCGGCCAGGCGGTCAGCAATAACGTCAGCACCGGGAAAGTCCATGTTACGGAACACCAGATCCCCAGCCAGGTCAAACAGTTCCTTGTTTCCGGTGAGCAGGGGCATCATGGCTTCTACGGCTTGCTGGCGCTTGCTTTGGAAGCCTGGCCCAGTGTCCATCACCACATCGTATTCGCCCACCGTCACATCGTTCAGCACTTCTCCCACCGCGGTTTGCTCGTTGATGGTTGTCATGTCTGGCTGGCCATCGCTGCCGATAATTCGCATCACTCGCTGGGTATCGTAAATCTTGGGAATCAAATCCAGCAGAATCTTGCCCGTATGCTTGATGCTGCGCGTCAGGTTGTCGTAAAAGTGGAAGTTGCTCAGATCAGTCTGGCTCTGCTGGCCCTGTAGCGCTTTGCCGCTGATGTTGCCGCTTGGCAGTTGGTTGGGGTCTAAGATGCCCAGCACCATCTGCAAGTCAGTGTTTATCGCGTTGGCAGCGTCCATGATGCCAGCAGGCGGTGATTCGGGCTGTAGACGCTGTGGGACTGGTGCTGGCTGGCCTTCTATGTCCTTCTGTTTATAACGCAGCACAGGGCTAGACTTGATGTTAGGCAGCGCCCATTCGTTTTCATAGAATTCGTCCTGGACTTCAGCAAGCAACCACTTGGCCTTTGGTGCCAGGGCAATGCTCTCGGTCATGCTGGTGCGCCAAAAGTTGTACATCCGCTGCGGGTCTTTGGCAAACCGCACCAGGCCATATTTCTTACGCTTGTCGTCCACAATCACTTGAGCGCCGTAGCAAGGCACGATTGGGATGTATTTCCCGTCCCAGGTCTTTTCCTCAAGGATCTCAAGTGCTGTCATCTTGCACCACTTGACTGCCCTACGGAAACTCTCGCGGGTGTCAATCACCGTCAGACCAGCCGCGGCCACTCGCTCAAGGAATCTGTCGCTGTCAGCAAAGCCACTGGTGCCATCACTCAACAGGTACAACTTGGCCTTTTCTCGGGTCACATGGAAGTATTCAGCAATCCGAATGTCTTCCTTAGTCACCCAACTTGCGGAGTTGTCACCAGTGCTGCGGTGCGTGAAGTTAGCCCCGTCATCAGCGTCAGGGTACATTTCTTTAAAAATGGTCTTGCTTAACAGCGTGGTAACCAGGCAGCGCTCTGCATCTGAACCGTCCGGTCTTACGCTGTTTGGGTCAAAGTAGACGGTGAACGGGTTATCAATGGCATCAATGTAAATCTCTTGGTCAAACGATTCCTCGCTGACGTACTTGGTATTGATGCGCCAGTATCCCCAACCCATTCTTACGGCGTAATCAAAAGCCGTGTCGTAGGCGGTGTCGGCGTTGCTGTTGACCTCAATGTGACGGGTAATGCCTTCTAGCACCTGGGCAATCTTGTAGTCTGCCAGGTTGTTTACTGGATGCACCTTGATGCGAGGTCGTTGCTGGCGCTGTTGGTTGGTCACCTGGCGCACATAAGCATCAATTTTGTTGATGGTAAGGCACGGCCTCGCTTCAAGATTCCTGCTGTTCTGGATCTCCACTGGCCATTGATCACCCGCTGCAAAACGGATATCTTGCAGTGCCTCGCTGCGGTTGGTGCTGTCGCTGTCGTTCACCAGTTGCCAAAACTTGATGGCATCGTCAATGCGCGGGTCATTCATGGTCTGTCCTCAATTCATCCAGCTGCCTGCTGTTTCGGCAATTGCTTTAGGTTTGCGTTTGTGCGGTTGCCGAATCATAAGCCCTATGTATCTAAACGCATCAGCGCCGTGGCTGTACTGGTCGTGCAACGGGTTACGGCTGAACTGCCCAGTATCAGGGTCTACCTCGTAGCGGTAGTGCCGCAAACAGGCCAGACCATCAGCAGCGTGTTCACGATCAAAGTAGCAGTTAGGAAATATCGTCCTGGCTGCGTTGATGCTGTCCACCACAGGCACTCGAGGCAATATCTCAGTCTTGTACCCTGCTGCCCGGACAATATCGTCAATGCTGCGCCCTGCCGCGGCCAGTGTCTTGTTCTCAGCATCGTGCGGTAGCCAAACCTTGTCGTAGTGGTAGCCATAGGTCTGCATTGTGGCTAGGTAATAACTGATGGTCTTCTGGCTGTCCTCTATGTACCGAATCAGCCTAGTCTCCATGCCCACAAACTGCAAGAACCAAATGGCGGTACTGTCAGACCAACCCAAGTCAAACACAGCGTGTACGGGCTTTGTAGCGTCAAACGGAACCCGGCAGATGCGACCATCAAGCTCGGCTTGCTGCATTTCTTTGGCAAAGATGGCACCGTCTACTGTCTGACGGCATAACCCTTCCCAAACCTGGTTGTAAGCTTCTTCGTCCCTGCCTTTAAGTGCATCTTTCTCCAAGCGCAGTGTCTCCGGAAACCACGGGTTATCCGACCAATTTACCTTGATTTGGATGCAGTCATCGGGCGGCAGCAGCACAAAGCGCTTGTAAGTCTCGTCTGTCTCCAGCTCAGGGTTGAAGCTAACCCATATCTCGCTGGCCTCTTTGCGGATGGTAGGTATCAGCACGTTCCAGGACAAGCGGCTGACGGTCTGGGCTTCTTCCACCCAGCAAATGTCCACGCCTTCAAATGACTTGATGTTGCTGATGTTGTTCTTCAACCCGGCAAATGCAAACTCAGTGCCGTTAGAGCCTCGTATGCTGGCCTGCGTGATCTCGTAGAAAGAATGTAGGCCCAATGCCTCGATCTGGTCGCACAACAGCTTGTGG